CTCAAGCCTTGGCCAACATTACCGGCGAGGAGACTAAAAACACCTTGACGAGCTTCTCCAAAGGTATTGACGCGTACCTTACGAGCAAGCAGAGTGCATTGGACAACGCTTCACGCGAGCGGATTGCCGGAGCCTCTAACGAGGCAGCCATAACTGCCGCGCAGCTACGCTCCGATGGTAAAGAGCGAGGCTATAGATTACAAGCGGAACGAGCAGTACAAGCTGCGCTTAAAACCGACTTTGCATTGGCCGCAAAGGTTCGGAATGACAAAACCGGTCAGGTAATGCGAGACCTTATTCGAGACAAGTACAACGAGCTTGGAGGTGGACAAGATAATAGCGGGGACAGTACAATGGACTACACTCTGCAGGGACAACGTATCAAATAGCCCTGCCAACCCCACGAAAGTGAGACCCCATGGCGATTATTGCAAGACTGGCGGATGGCCGAAGACTCCGCTTTCCTGATGGCACCGACCCCGCAGTCATCGACCAGACAGTCCAACGCGTAATTGCCGAAAGTAAAACCGCTCAACAGTCAGAGATACCGCAAGAAGACCGTGAAGGTTTCGGTGCTGCTGCTGCAGCGTCCATGGCTCGTATGGAGGGGGAACGGGCTCTCGTCAAAGGTAAGTCTGGCCTAATCAGCGAAGAAGAGGCGATGCGCGTATACAACGCGCAAAAAGCCGAGGCCGATCGGCTCTTTACTCCTACAGACGACACCTTCTCATTTCGCAATCTTAAAGAGCTGGCCGGGGGCTCTCTGCCGTATATGGCGGCCCCAGTTGCTGCAGGTGTTGCGGGCTCAGTTTTAGGTACGCCCGTAGTCGGTATTGGCGCATCGTTTGCCGCCTCTGCTGCGCAGTTCTCTGGCTCCAACTTGGCACGTCAGATCGACGAAGGTAAATCTTTCCAAGAAGCCTCTGGCGCTAAAGCCCTTGCTGGTGCGATTCCTATGGCGGCGTTAGACACGTTTGCACTGGGTAAGATTCCCGGCGTTCGCCAGATTCTAGGCCGCGCTGGTATTGAGGTGTCTGAAGATGCCGCCGCCGCTATTGCCCGTAAGGGTGTCGCCAATGCCGCAATAGACTACACAACGGCTACTGGTAAAGCCTTGACATACGAAGGCGCAACTGAAGCCGGACAGCAATTCGTTGAGCGTCTGCAGGCTGGATTAAACATTGCCGACGAATCCGCACGTGGGGAGTACTTTGAAAGTTTTATTGGCGGGGCTTTACTAGGTGGTGCCATTGCCCCAGCGGGTCGATTCGTAGAACGCCGTAGTGCCCAGCAAGCCATTGACGCCGAGAAAGAAGTTGGCCAACGAGCGGAAGTAGAAGATCGGATTATTGCTGCGCAAGCTGAGGAGGAGGGCCTCGCCGCCGCAAACGAAGTTGATCCCGAAACTCCAGTTAACGATTTACTGCGAGAGCGGTCACAGCTACTTATTTCAGGTAACGCCGACTCTATAACTACAGCGCGCATTAGAGCGCTTGAGAAGGTCATCAAGCCTCAAGTCAAAGGCGATATTGCCACGCTAGAAGAGGACTTGCTTGGCGACTTTGTGCAGCCTCCTGTCGACCAAGAAACTGAGGTAGACGACGCACCTACCCTGACTAAAGCGGAAAGCCGTCTTGAACGTCAAGGGGCACTAGATGCCGGACAGATAGAGTTACCCCTACGTCGCACACCGGCAGGACAACCAACAACTACTCCTATTCCCGGGCCTGTGCCTGAAGGAACGCTATCCCTGCAAGACATTATGGACACAAATGTCCCGATGAAAACCTCAAAGGGCTGGTTCGAGGAGAACGTAGTAGGGAAAACCCTAGAAGAAGTGCAGGCGCTGGTTACTGCGGACCCAACCTTGATTGACAATAAAGGACAGCGGGCCAAAGTACTGCGTGAGATACTAGCACCTAAACCACCCGCATTTGAAGAGGCTCCACGTGACACTATCCTTGCAGAACCGGGACCTACCGATGGACCCACAGTTACCGAACCTGCCGTTCTTGAGCGATCAGGAGACGAGCCAAGCTTGGGCCTACCTGACGTCGTCGCCTCCGATGCCGAAACCACCGCAGAACCTGCAGCACCTGAACAGCCGGGAGTGGTCGGTACTGGATTACCTGCTGGAGATGGAACTACTCCACCTAAGCGAAGCCGTGCACGTGCACTAAAACCTGTTCGAGCCGCCGAAGTACCTGTAGGAGCGGAGCTTACTAAATGGCGTAATACCAGCTCTGACGCAAACGCTCCCGGCGCACTGGTTGGCAATGCCGAGGTAGAGGCGTTCCTGCATGCTATAGACACGCAAGATGCTGCCGGTGCGCAGATAGCCATTGACGATATAGCGCGAGTTCTACGTAGCCTGCCCGCAACGGGTAAGCAAGCTGCCCGCAGGTTTGTTAAGTACATGAATAAGCAGACGGATGGCGGCTTTGACGGCCCGTTAGATGCTGCGTTTACCCGTATTAGGGAAATCCCTAGCGGCTCTGGCGTTAACAAGGATTACCTTGAGCCTGTGCGCATTACCAAGGGTAACCAAGTCGTGCGGGGTAGTCAGCGTTTACTTGTCCCCATGAACGATGCGGCTGCTAGAGAGTATTTCTCGGAACGCAGGCTCGGCGAAACAGCGAGCGCGCTGGACACAATAGATGAGGCCGCACCGACAACCGCAACACCTCAAGCCGGTCAGCAGGAATTAGACTTCACTGCTACGCAACCCGAGCCCGAAGTACTCAGCCTTGGCAAAACTCCGGACCTGACTCAAAACATACCGGCAGTTGCACAAGGCGAACTAAGCCCGGGGTCTACCTCTACCACGACAATCGAACGCGCCGGTAAGACAACTACAACCTCAAAAACCACACCCAAGAAAACCACACCTAAGAAAGCCACACCTAAGAAAGAGGAGCCCAAAAAAGAGGAGTCTGAGAAATCTACGGCAGACTCCGTCGCGTCATTTAAACAGACAGTGAAAGACAGTGAGCTTAATCGCGTGCCGCCCGGCCCAATTAGACGCGCTGTAAACATGATGTTTGAGGCTTTTGAAGACACCGCAGGAATTGACTTTGTAGATAAGATTCGCACGTTGACTGTTGATGCTGGGGCTTCCGCGGAGCGACGCTTAAATGTGTTGTTTGGCGGCGCTGTTCGCTCAGCCAAAGGCATCATCAGCCCAATGGGGTTGTACCGCCAATCGCAAGATAGCAGTAAGCTCTTGACGGATTGGTTTATTGACGGCGCGCTTAAAAAAGAAGAGTTAACCAACCTCTACAGCACTGTTAAAGGTAAAAGCTCAATGAAAGCAGTGCTGGACATGGTCCAAGCATGGGGTAAGGCTAACGGCCTTGAGTTTAAAGATGCGTACAACACGCTTTCTAAAGTGCTTGAAGCCAAGCGTCTGGACTCGCTGCGCGAGGAAAACAAAAGCATTGCGGACCCTACGGAGAGGTACGGGATTAACCCACTCTCAATGGAGCGCTTGAAGAAAGACAACATTAGTGTAAATCAGCAGATAGACGAGGCGCTGGAGTTTGCCAAGATACATAAAAAAGAAGTTGATGCAATTCAAGACGCCATGGACGGTATTCGTTTTGACCTAATCGACGGCATGGTATCTACTGGCCGGTTAACTGCGGTGGACGGTGTTAAATGGAAAAAGAACTCAAACTACATTCCGTTTGACCGTATGCAAGAGTATGAAACTGCGTTCCGCACGCAAAAACGTACCGGTAAAGGTATCTCTCAAGCTGGCAAGCTGCCCAAGTTTCTCGGCTCAGACACGCGCGAAGTTGCCAACACCTTTGACAACTTTGTAAAGACTTCTGGGTGGATGATTGAGCAGACTCTAAAACAAGACGCTAACCTTTCTACACTCAAGATGCTGGAGCGTTTGGGTCAAGCTACTCGTCACAAACTTAAAGGCACCATATCAGACACAAAACTAGTGCCCGCATTTGACAAGGGTGAGCAGGTCTACTACGAGATGCCTTCTCGCTGGGATGTCTTGGCGTTTAAAGACCTTTCGCCGCCAAAAGGTGCGATTGTCAACTTCCTGTCCACTTTCTCTAACCTCTTACGTACAACTATTACGTCTCTGCCACCATTTGCGGTTCGTCAGCTTGTGAACGACATCCAACGGGGCTACGTTACATCCGGTCTTGAGCAACCATTAAAAATAGTGGGCCCCGCGCTGCGCAACTTTATAGTAATTAGCAAGGCCGAGCTAATGGGCAAGCGTCACCCGTCCGTACGTGAGTTTGGGCAAACGGGCGTTATTGGTGATTTCGACCTTAACACGCGTGACCCCATGGCCTCTATTCTGTATGACCTTGGCTACCAATCACGTGGAAAAGTAAAGGGCCTGTTAAGCCGGTTAGAGGGTATTACCCGTGCGTCTGACTTGGCGGTGCGTAAGGCGATTTACGACCAAACCATGGTTGAGAAGCAGGACGTACTGCTGGCTACTACTCGGTCTCGCGAGTTTATTAACTTCCGTAGGCGTGGGGCTAGTACTGTGCTGCCTGCCCTATCAAGCACCATTCCGTTCTTTAACGCTTACCTGCAAGGTATGGACGTGCTACTTCGCGCCGCCACTGGTAAATCTGCAGCCGCCGGGCTAGATAAATCCGCCGCAAAAAAGATATTCTATACAAAGGTAACGCAGATGGCTGCGTTCTCAGCGCTGTACGCCATCATGTCTTCTGGGGAAGACTACTACGACGAGGCGGGTCTACAAGTTCGCCACAACAACTGGATGTTACCCGGCGGGATCAAGTTTCCAGTGCCAGAAGAATTGGGCGCAATCTTCAAGGTGCCTGCGGAGATGTTGGTCGAGTACTTCCAACGTAACGGCACGAACGAAGAGATGAAAGCCGCAGACGCAACCTTTACCGCACTGAAGTATGCGTTTGCTCAGTACTCTCCAGTAGGCGGACGCATGACCCCAATTCCTGCCGCTCTCAAGCCAGTCATTGAAGCGGTTACAAACTACTCGTTCTTTACCGGGCGCGAACTGGAGGGTGTCTACCAACGCGGTCAACTCCTACCATCACAGCGCACACGTGGTAACACCAGCGAGCTGGCACAGGCAATATCAAAGTTCACGGAGTCTTTGCTCGGCGAAAACAACGCCATCTCTCCCATCATGATCGACAACACACTACAGGGCTACTTCGGCTCAGTTGCCGGTATGGTCACGATGGGTACTGACCAGTTGATAAACCCCGACCGTATGGACCGCCCACTGCAGAAGTACTGGATGCTGAGTAACTTTCTATATGACCCAATTGGCAGTCGCCGCTTGGACGAATTCTATGAGTTGCGCAGCAAGACGTTTGGCGTAAAAGGTACGCTGGAAAAACTATCCAAGGAAGACCCCGATGCCGCATTAAAGTTTGCGAACGAGCACATAAACGAACTGGCGCTTGCGCAGGGTATCGGCTCGGCACTGGCGCAACTCTCCGACACGCGTAAGTACAAGAACTACTTGAACTCAAATATGGCGGCCCAGTCACTGGACCAAGAGGAGCGTGCGACCGGTATGGAAGAGACTCGCCGTATAGAGAAGGAGCTGGTAGGTTGGCTACGTGAAGTTCAATCGGATATGAACAAGGCTAAGTAACTCGCCAGACGCGCACACCATAGAGTCCGTACTCGCAACGATTGCGGGTCTCTATGCGTATGCGTAGCCATCTAGTGTACGGACGTAATGCCTTGTGTATGTCCCCTGCCTGCGCCGTTGTAGGTAAGAAAAAGGACGAGCCTTGTGTCAGCCTGTCCCACATTATGTAGAAGGTTACCCCTAGAAACGGGAACACGTTAATGTCCTCGCTCGGGATAGCTGGCTTCTTAAAGGGCTTGGTCTTCGTTAAACGCCGTCGATTCGATGCCAATTAGTGCTCCGTCAAAAATGTAACATCTCACGGGGATACCGCTCATGCTGCCTAGCGCTCCTGCACCAAGACGAGTCAGGTGCGACTTGCCCTCATGCTTGAGGTAGTTCAGCTTGGTCAGGTTCGCTATTGCACGCTTAACATCCACTGAGCGGCTTGAGAAGAACTTGCGAAACTCCGCCACCGGGATAGCCAACTCATTACTTGCGGGGTCATACCGCATCTTCAGCTCGCCCTTGGGCATCATGGCTGGTCTTTGCGGCGCGCCGCCTGCTGCGGAATACGGTGCTACCAATGCGTTGTTAATATTCGCATGGATAAACTGAGCCAACGTCTCACGTGCTACCGCCACAGGGTCGCTTACATCGGTACTGTGAACCAACTTACGCTGGGCAATCTCCACCTGCATGTACTGGTAGACACGCTTGATGTCGATGTTGTGCAGACCCAACCGCTGTGAGATGAGCGCGCCAGTAAAGCAAATCGTCAGTAAGCATGAGTAGAAACGGTCACGCTGGTCTAGCTTAAACTCACGGTCAACCTTCTTCTGCATGTCGGCCATCATCTCCATCACTTTGTCCATATTCTGGATGATGTAGTCAATATAGACAGGGCCAGCCACGCCGTAGTTCGTGCTCAGCTTAGAGAACACTGCGTCTATTTCTTCTTTGCTAGCGCCCATATACACGGGTACATCCAACTGCAACACACGGCGCAACTCACCATCAGACATATTCTTGTTCTGCATCAGCATGTCGATTACTGACGAGTTAGAAGAGGTGATAGTAATGTTGCACCAAGTGGTGGTGTTCTGACGCAGGGTGTTGGACTGCGCGTTCATACGGTTCTTACCGCGCCCATCCGTCACACCATAGGCCATGGCCGAAACCATCTCGGGCGTGTCGTTACTAATCTCGTCAATACAGGCCACGATGCTATTCAGCATGCCGACCAAGTGGTTCTTAGATGCCGCTGTATCAATTGGACGAATCAACAGTTCATCAGCCGCGCCGAAAATTGAATTCGCTACCATCTGTGCCGTTGATTTACCAGCGCCGGACTCTGCGTTGTACAGGTGAACTAGAACGCCTTTAACGACTGGGTGATTCAACAGCTTCAACAAGGGTGAGCCAAACCCACAGAACAACGTGAACGCATGCGCCTCTAGTCCAACTCGGTCGTAGAAGTTAGCAATGGTTTTCCATTCTTCTAGGGTACCGGTTGGCTTGAACGCTGCTGCCATCTGTCTCGTTCCACTTGCGGGGGGAGCCAGTTTTGTACCGCTTGCGGTGTACTCAAGGTCGCCAACAACAAACCCAAGTTTGTCAGAAGTCCAACCCATCTGATGACGAGTCCGGTTAGCCGCGTATTGTGACTGCAAGCGGCGCAATGATGATGCAAAGTAGGCCATAAGCTCTTGAGTATGTTTTCCATAAGTAATAACACCGTTGCGCACTAGCAAGTCACGCAAGGTGTCAGGTTTCATAATGTCTTTGACGGAACTGTAGAACCGACGTAAACCGTCCTTGCGCATGTGCAGGTTGATGCCTACCATCTCGCCTTCGCCGTCCCCGTTATTGTCCGAGTCGTAAAACCGTTCAGTTAGATACAAGTCGTCTCGGTATATTTCAACCTCCGTCTCGGTCTCGCCGTCAGCGGCTTTAATCTTCTTGAACACACCACCGTTCACACCGCGAAAATATGGGTGGCCGTACGATGGGACGCTAATCTCTCTAGACGCGTGGTCCTCGTCTTCTGGTGCGGCAATAGTGTATTCGCCTTCCTCAGTGAGCGGGGCTTCAGCAACAGTCTTACCCAACATCAAAGGCGTACTGACGGTCTGCTTACAGCCCTCACACCCAGCGCCGTAGTTCTCTTTGTACCAGCTACACAGGTACGGACCTTTGGTCTCCGCGGCTTTATCTTCCGTGGTCGTTGGCTCGTAGTCTGGGTGCGGACTAGACAACTTGTGAATAGCAATTACACGGTCAGAGCAACGCGTAGCGATAGACAACGCGGCACGCCACAACGGCTCCTCTAGCGTAGCTGACTCACGCAGTGCCCGGTCGATCTGCGCACAGCCATTACCTTTCAGGCTGAGCTTGGCCAACTTCTTAAATGAACACTCAGGGTAGTCCCCAGCCAGTTCGCGTGATGTGGCATCCATGCCGAACATCTTTGCTGCGGATAAATCCACAGGCGGCGTAGGCAGGAGGCCTAACATTGTCTCGACATCTACAGGCTGACCCTGTGAAATGATTTGTACCGGACGGCTCTGGCCGTTCTTAAAATTAGCAGTGCCCGGCAAACGCAAAATACGAGCCGCGTCTGTAGTCACAGAAGGGTCGGCGTGCAAAGCTTGGGTGCTACATAACTGTTTCAGGGAACGGGCCATAGGCTTCCATTCTTCAACAGTCACATCGCGAGTCAGCGGCCAATATACGTGCAGGCCGCCACCAGAATTTACAAGAGTAGGCGTGGGTAATCCCGTTGCCGTAATAAATGCAGAGAGCGCTTTAGCGCCGTCCGCTTGGTCGATGTAGTCTTTCTTAGGTCCGCAATCAATATCAAGGAACAAAGCGCGAAGGAACTGGACATTGGGTACTTTACGCATGCCTTGGTCATCATAAGATGCCATTGCAAAATACGCGTCTACACCCGTAGAGTTATGCCCGTCCGCAACCGCCTCGACTTCCTCAAGGGAATCGTGAAACGTCTGGTGAACCACACCACCGCGAATACCAACGGCGCAATACCTGCCACTCGTAGGTAAGATGGAGCGAAGAAAATCTGTCACATGCACTCTTTCAGAAAAGAGGATAGAAGGGTGGCACTAGGTGCCACCCTTTGGACGACATCACTTGTAGTATCGGGAAACGAATTTCTCAATAGCCGCAAGGTGAAGACGTGAGCGTGGAGCGGAACTACCGGTCAGCCAGTTGTACACGGTCGCCCGAGTAACACCCAACTTATCTGCTACGAACATCACAGGATATTCTTTTAGTAGAAGTAGCGCCGCCAAGGTTTTTACGGGCTCGGTAAGAGCCGCACGTTCCACACGCCGCAAGAAGTGGACGCTATGTCCACGCCCAGCATCAATCTTCATCGTCAGTCAACCACTGGCTCAACACGTCCTCTGCGGCTTTACCAACTTTCGCTGGCTCTGCTTTTTGCTTTGGGCGAATAACCGGCTCGTCTGCTACATCATCCGCTGGCTCTTCCACTTTAGCTTTCTTCGCTGCTACTGGGCCTTGCGTAAACGCCGCTGGTAATGCAAGTGCATTGTCTTTCTTAGGAGCAAAGCGCAATTCCAATGCCGCACGGACATCATCAGTTGTACTCTGAGCCTTAGCGACATTCCACTCCTGCTCACTCAATGGGCGAACTGCACGGAACTTCAACACTGGCACTGCTTCGCTTGTATCAAAACGAGCTTCGGTAACAACGCCCGTGATTGGGATACCGTGACCGGACAAGAATTTACCGTACGCTTGTAGTGGCATCTTGTCGCCATCAGGACGACCAAACAAAGACTTAGCAGGAACCGTCAGACGGTACACATTGCCGCCGATGTCGTTTTCCAATGTCACTGCAATACGCTTGCTGAATCGGCACGCACGCGCTTTACCTTCGCCTGAACCTTCAATGTTTTGCGGGCATGTACCGCAGTTAACACTTTGGCGAGACTCGGCAGCCACTTCTTCGTTGGGCACGATACCTTCAGAAGACCAGCATGATGGGCGGATGTCCTTGCCTTCTTCATACTTCTCAGCGTAGAACGTACGCTGTGTACCTTTACTAGTCGCGATAATGACCATAGGCATCGAACGCTCTTCGTTCTGCCCGACTTGTTCACCACCAACCATCATGCGCCATACACCACCTCTAATGGAGATGCTCTTACCGCCGGAGTTACCGGCAAGTTCGCGGGTCGCCTCATCAGCGACGTTACGGAGGTAGTCAGGGATTACTGAACCGGACTGAAACAGACTAATATTACTCATGGTATTTCCTTTAAACGAGTTTTAATTTGCACGTGAACGAGTGACCGTAACAGCATAACGTGAGACTACGTTAGTACCTTCGGGCAGCAAGTCTGGGTGCTGGTTTATGAATTCTACGAAAGCGGTTTGGCTGATTCGTCGCTCAAGAAGTTCGGGCATGCCGTGCTCCTTAATAAACTCATACATCCGTCCCCAATCGCTAGTGTCATAACGGGTTTTGACCGACCGCTTGAAAGAACCAAACTCGGTCTTCCCGCCATCTTGGCCAGTGTCTTTACATAACTGCAGCAGCTCTTGTTCTATTACGTCAATCTGCGCTTGCAGCACATCAATTACTTTTTTAGCTTCCACTTCGGCTTCGCGCTTTGCGTCACGAATCTTAATGTAGGCTTTTATTAGCTTCGGTACATCCATTATTTTCTCCTTGTCGGTATGAGCGAGGACTCACATAAAGCAGTGTTTTGAGCAACAAACCATACGGCGCTAACCCGTATCTCCCCCGCCCATGAATCAAATTATACACTGTCAATCCTTTGAGTCAAGGACTTTCTATTTCTTGTTTGTAAAGTTCAACAAGGTCCAAGTGCATGTCGATCTTTTGCTCCAACATGACGTACATCCGCTTCTCTACAGGCGACCCTTGCAGGTGGGTGACTGTAACCTTATTCTTCTGTCCTTGGCGGTGTGCACGCGAATTTGCTTGCAAATAAATCTCAGTGGAGCTTACTGGACCCCACCACACTACTTGGTCAGCGCGAGTCAACGTGATACCGTGCGCAGTCGCTTGCGGAACCATCAACAAAATACGCACGTTGTCTTCGGTTTGAAAGTCTTTAATAATCTCGGCCCGGTTCGGTGCTGACACTCCACCGTGAATCGTCGCAAATGTGTACCCTGCGGCACGAATCTTATCTTCCACCAATGTCAACGCGTGGCGATACGGTATAAACACCAATACCTTCTGGTCGGTTTGGTCGATCACATCCACCAACGCCTTGAATCGGTTAGCCACATCAAACTCCACCACGTCCCTATCGTCCGTATACACCGCCCCTTGTGAAATCTGCAGCAGCTTGTTCAGCATCGACGCGGCGTTCACTGCGGTAATCTCAGCGCCAGCGGCTAGTGCCACCATTTGCTGCTTAATGTTTGTGTAGTACTTGCTTTGCTGCGGAGTCAACGGTACATCTCTAACCGAGTACAACAGGTCAGGCAGGTCGAGGCACTCTTCCTTGGTAAACCGAATCGCTGGTTGTAAGGCTTTATGTACAACGTCCTTAGCATCCTGCTTTGGCACCCACTTGTACTGCGTAATCTTAACCATGACTTGGTCGCGAAACTTTCCATAGAACATCGGCACGGTGCTGGGGTTAACCAGCTTGGCCAGACCATACGCATCAAGCGGTGACTGTGAGGCCGGTGTGCCCGTCATAAGCCACAACCTAGTAGTTGGGTCCATCAGAGCCGCAATCGACTTCCAGCGGTCTGTCTGCACGTTCTTGATGGCGTTGGCTTCGTCCACAATAATCAGATCAAACCCGCCAGCCTTCAGCTCCTTTTCGACTACCTTCACACCGTCAAAGTTGATGATGACAAACTCGTAGTCCTTGCTGAGGACGGCCTTGCGTTGCTCCCTACTGCCCTGCGCAATGGCGCATGAGCGGTGCATGACAATCTTGAACAAGTCTGAGCGCCACGCGGTATCCATAATAGATACAGGGCAGACAACCAGTACCCGTTTGATTAGCCCTTTGTCCATCAGGTAGTCGGCAGCCCATGCAGCGGCAGCGGTCTTACCCGTACCCGCCTCGTTAAACACAAAGCAGCGGGGGTGCGTGGCTAAGAAAACCGCGGTGTCCCTCTGGTGATTGAACGGGGTGTACATACCGGGCCACTTGTACCGTCCCAGAATGGGATGAGGTACATCTTTGATGCCGAGGTTACGCAGAATCCGCATCTCGTCCAAGTCCCAATGAACCATGACTTTTGATACGCCATCGTTCTCGGCAAGGATGTGGCTCTTAGGTATGAGCGCAGTAATTTGTGACGCCTTCCGTGTATTAAACACGAGCGCCCTGTCTTGCAGGATTTCCATATAACACCAATATAACAAACACACAAAAAGGGCCCGGAAGCGAACTTCCGGGCTAAATTCCAACCAAGGAGAGATTAAATCTTACCCTACCTATCGCCGCAGCGTTAGGATTTTTTAGTTTTGATCGCCCCTGTTTTGGTACGGGGGAAACTCCGATTGACAGTCTTACTTACAGCGCGTAGGTTACTCGCGGCGGTGGAGCCGCCCTTAGACAACGGCTTCTTATGGTCTACGTCCATGCCGTCTCCCTTGGAGACTCGGCCTTCCTTCGTCAACTGACTGCGGGCAGCGTTTCGCTTAGCGCGATTCTTCTTCTGGTCCGGTGTGCCTTGGTACTTGTCGTACTCGGCACGGTAGTCTCTTTTAGCATTAGCCATGGTTTTCACAAGATTCAACTGGGCAAAATTTGCACAGCGCGGAGGAGCGAGGATTCCATACCCCGTGCGTCAATGCTGCGTTGATACCGTCCGCTCTGCCTGCCCACTTTGACAGAATCTCAGGTAGTTCTGCCCTAGTGTACTTGGCTTTAATGACATCGCCAACTACCAGAAACAGCAGGGCTCCCTTGACAACTTGGACTTCAGGGTGGTGCACAAACGTCATGGCCGCCATCAATTCCAACTGCCCCTTGTCTGCGTACCTGCTTGACTTCCCGGTCTTGTAATCCACAACAAAAGCGGTCTCCTTAGCATCATCTACCAACAGGTAGTCTGGGACACCTCGGAACCACGCATCAGCCGCAAAGAAGTCTGTGGGACGGAAGTTAGCGGTAATCGCCATCTTGCGTTCGCAGTACACAACTCCTTCCATATGAGCCAGTGGCTCGGCAAACTTCTGAAACTGCGCGAACTTGGGGGGTATCGCCACGCCGTCCTGCACGTAGTCCTCAAGTGCTTTGTGTACGGCAGTACCATACAGAGTAGCATCGGTGTCTTTCGACTTAAACTGTTTGAGAATCCGAACAGTGTGAAACCTGCGAGGACAACCCTCAAAATCTTTAATTGAGGAATACGAGTGCACGAGTGCCATATAAACGACCTGTAGTTCTTTGAGTTTTCCAGTATACCGTTATCCCCCGTAGCTATCCCCTATCTCTGATTCACATCCAAGGGGTAACCCTTTGGCCCAGCTTGGCTGCCATGACATGCACGCCTCAATATACGCCTGTGCTTCTTCTTTCTCATCGCGCTTGGCCAACGCAACCACCGAGTCATGTACGGTTAGCGCCACCTTATACCGCTGGGCAACACGCAGCATCTGCTCGGCCACTACACAACGTGCTACTGCTTGCGTAAAGTTTTCCACGATTTTTCCGCCATATATGTACGTCTTGATACCCTTGGACATATACGTCCACTGGTCGCGTCCTTTCTCTTCGTCAAACGCCTTCGTTAGCCCCGGGTACTGAATAAACAACCCACTCGGCAACGTCAGTCCTGAGCCCGGCACTGCATTGATAACGCCCGGTACATCGACCTGAAACGTCTGCCCCATGCGTAGTGCCTCCAACGCCTCGTCCGCTTTGTACCATAACTCTTTTATGCGAAAGTTTGACGCACGGTACGTATCAATCATGCGCTTGGCTTCTTCTAACTCGACCGTAACCCCCGCCTGCGTCTTCAAGAACGCCTGTAGCTTGTGATGCCCAACACCAAAACCCGCGCCAAGAATAACCACCTTGCCTACCTGCCGCTGCTGCTTATCTATCTTCTCCCGTGAGGTGTCGTAGATTGCCTCAGCCATAATTTTGTACACGTCTTCCTTGTTGGCAAACGCCTCAATCAAGTCTTTCTGGCCAGCTAGCCACGCCAAGGTACGCGCTTCAATCTGAGCCGAGTCGCAGTCAATAACTACATAACCTTCTGGCGCTCTGATCGACTGCTTAATCTTCTTCGCGTTAGCTCCACGGCTCGGCAGGTTCTGCAGGTTTATCTTGTCCTGACCCGACCAACGTCCTGAGTGCGCACCGTAGTAACGCAATGGGACTGGGAACGCGCCTCGGGCGGCCATGTCAATAAATCGCTTGGTACGTGTCTCCTCAATGGTGGACTTGTTACCTAAACGTGCGGCAACAAGAGATTGAATACGGTCATCCTCATGCTCCGTCAACGCCTGAAAATCCTCGTCTGTCTTAGCGAACGCGTATGCTTGCTTGCCTGTGGTCGGGCTGGTTTTCATCGGCGGCTCTACACCGTAGTTCTCTAGCAGCGTTGCAAACTTCGGGTTGGACATGAGCAACTTCTTAACGTCCTCGTCCTCATCCGCGTTCAGAATTCTACGCACACTATCCAGTAGCAATTCCTTGCGCGCCAGCACGTCATCGTAGTGGTCGATCAAGTGCTCCTTGTCCAGCACCAAGGCAGGTTCTGTAAACATACGCAGGGTTAAGTCGATGAGCTTTAGCTCCTTCTTGGGGAACCCCATCTCCATGTAGATGTTGAACAGGCCATACGTCAGCGACACATCATTGCAGCAGTACGAACCGTACCTCGCCAGCTCCTCCGCAGTGAAGTCGTCGTAGTGTTTACCCAACGCGTTCAGAACCTCGTCGCCTTTTACGCCGATACGAAACCGCTCTGCCTGTTTAGCTAATGAGTGTGACCGCTCGTGCGGGTACAAAGCGCGAGACATACCCAATGTGTCAGCCCATGCCATTGGCTTGATGCCGTAACGCCACGCCATGATTGCCCCATCGAACGCTGTGTTCTGCGCCACTACCATCGCATCAGACCAATCAATACTGGCGAGGTGGGCGGCTACTTCATGCTTGGGGAACCATACTGGCGGCTCGTTGTTAATCTGTGTCGCTACCCCAATCGTCTCGAACTGGGAAGAGCGTACGTATTCTTCGGTTGTTAGTTTGGTGAGGCTGAACTGTCGGTCGTAGTACGTCTCAAAGTCAATCGTTATTAGCTTCATCTAGAATCTTCTCGTAAGGGTGATAGTTGTGCACAGCGTTATGGATGTCAGCGAGACACGTGTGCAGGTAGTCAAGGTTCTTCTCGTTAATAACGAGGGCCAAGCCGCCTGCCTTATCAATCTTTCGCAGGCTGAGTACTTGGATGCCTGTTGGTTTGTTGTAGCCAGCTTTCGCCTCGATTCCAATGAACCGTCCATCAAGGCAGGCGAGTATATCTGGGGTTCCGTTTGCTGCGTACATACCACCGATGTAGTTTACGGCGTATGCGCCAGCGTCTTTAAGCGCTTTGTGTATCTTCGCTTTTACTTTGGCTTCGGGTGTTGCGGCCATGAGTTCTCCTTTGTTAGGGGTGGGGGGATATGTAGATTCGGTGCCCCCCTCACCGTGTGGAGAATGGAGCTACTTGCAAAGATCACTGTCTATGTGGACAAGTAGCACCCCCAAAACATGTTCGCATCTACAAGGCTTGCATGCGTTGGGCAGATTTTCACCACATAGACTGAACTTCTTCTAACTTTTGCATGTAGTGTTTGGCCTTGCCTGCATCGTCTGTGCCTTCTTTACGTCCGGCGCGCAAGCTGTACTTAATGATGTTGCCTTTTAGGAAGCCAACGAATTCGTCGTGCGTCAGCACCGCTTCCATAATTGTCCACGGCTGTATCGCCATATCTTTGTAGTGTGACCCGCCGTGCTGTATCGCATCCGCAGGGGTTACCTTAGTAGGAATCTTTGTCGTCATGTTCTGTCTCCGGGTTGTGTGGGGTGGGTAGCGCAAGTACGCTCATCAAGGCGCGTCGCAGAATGGCGTTTTCTTCCCGCAACTCCGCTACTAAAAAATCAAGCTCACGTTCTACTTCAGTCATCGTCGTCATCGTCGTCGTCCTCCTCGTAGTCATCGTAATACATGTCATCAAGCTCAAGGTATATATCAGTCAAGGCGAATATGATGCTCGCCATCTCCAAATCTGCGCTCGCGACAACGTGTGCCAGTGCGTTAATGAGGACGTTAACCTGCTCCTCCCCTGTGCCCGACACCCCCAACGTGAGGTTGACCTTGCGCTGTGCTGACTCCTTAGCAGCCTGTGATACGTTTAGTTTGCGGCGGTGGTCGCTCATACAAACCCTTTAGTGTGTAGCCAAGACCCACAGGATACCTGCGGTGGCTGAAATAATCATAACCGCAATCAGCGTCAATCCGAGTCTATATACGTCAATCATGTGTTCTTCTCCTTTGGGGGTACGGGGGGCTGTGGCTTCATAGCGTCTGCGTACCCACGCTCATACTCTTTGCGTAGCAGTTCTTCGGGCTCCCACGGTAAGGGCGTACCCGCGTGTTTGTATGCTTCGGCACGCCACATGGACGCGCTCAGTTTGTATCGTTCGCAGTCGTTGCAAGTCATTTCTTTCTCCTGTGATATTTATAAAAAACATGAAACCCAATTACTTCAGTCATTTCCAACCTGCCCGCCCACTGCGGGTAAACAGCTATTGTGTGGTAGTGCGTTGACTTTCTCGTGTTGTCCTTTAGCCTTCCCGCCATTGCCTTGGCCACAACTCTTTGCACCTTCTGCGTGTATGCCACCAGCCTTGGGTTTCTAGCCCTGTAATCGTTGGCCCAGCTAAACTGTTTGCTTTGATAAACAACCCTGCAGATTGAATTAGGCCAGCGCTTACTTGCGACCCTGTTTAAGACTACGTTAGCTACCGCCCTGATACCCGCCAGACTTTCGCCACGTGCTTCGTAGTGCAGATTGTCAGCCAAGCATTTTGCCTGCTTACTGTACGGCACGGCCATTACTGATGTTGGTAGCATCAACAAAGCCAGTAGTAACTTAAACACTGCCTCTTGCGCGCACGCCGTCGGCGCACCAGTTGGCGGCAACCATCTCAGGAGCATCGTCTGCGTGTCTGTAACGGGCCACGATTTCGTCACACACCTTGGCACATGCCTCTCGTTCAGCCTCCACTGCCTCATTTATTCGCCTGAGCCACAAATGATTGTGCTTGTTAAAACCATCGTTTCTGACAAGGGCGGCAAAGTGTTCAATGTCACCATGCAAGGTCAGTCCGTTGGCTTGAATCAATTTAATTATTTTATCGCTTGTCACGTGTTCTTCTCCTTGTTGTTAAAGCCGCCGTAGTGCCCGCCTAGATTTGCCGCCACCATCACTTTAATGAACTCCTGCTCGGGTGGGGTCATCTCCTTGTACGCAGGAAATTTGTTGCAAGCATCATCCAAGGTTTTGCGCATAGCAGCGGCCAGATTCTTGGTATAGAGCTTCCCCAGTTCGGCGTACTCGTCTTCTTCAGTCATGTGTTCTTCTCCTGTTCAACATCCACAAGCTGCCACCCTATAGACGCATAAAACCAAACGTCAGGCATGCGCTTATTCAAGTAAGCTATTCTGTCAGCTACTAAATGCGGTATGTCTTTTTGTTTGAGGTGCTCCCAGTCTGGAAAGTTTTTAGACGTGAGTATGTCCAAGAAAACGTGACCTGAAGGTACATGTGTCTTACTAAACTGGAAGACTGGTGTTTTGTAACTCATGCGTTCTTCTCCTTTAGTTTGTCCTCAATGGCTCGGGCGAAGGAGTACATTTCGCGAGTCTCTTGATACCCCGCAGTGTTGTGTATCTGTTCATCCGTCAGCTCAACCCAAGGCTTATCTACCTGCGCTTTTGTGGCAACGTAATCAGCAAACAACTCTACCATTGACATGATACGCGGGTCAGTCCAGCCCATTTTGTATTGCTCGGTCATGTTTGCCTCGCTACGTATTCGTGTTGGAGCCAAGCCAGCGCTCCGAGTTGTTGATAAACATCTTGATGATAGTCACACCACACCGCCATCCGCAGACCGTCGTTGGTGAAACCTGTACCGATAAACGACTGTAGTTGACCACTCTCTGCCATCTCCAGCACATTTTTAATGGCGTCGACTATATCCTGATTCGGCTTGCCGGGCTCGAGCTCGGTTCCGCTTATAGTAACTACGTTGGTCATGTGTTCTTCTCCTATCTAAACTCAGACCAGCCGGTTAATATGTACTTCTCGCCAGAAAGCGGTGGGTTTCCTCTGTGCGTATGGGTATAACTGACCGGGAAAATTAAAATCGTCCCCGCTTTAGGTTTTATTCGTACCGACTCATACAAAAACTCCGTCTCCCCACCATCCTCCACGTCGTTTAGATATAACATGAACGCGGTCAGGCGGTGCCTGTATTGGTAGCCATCATTTTCAAAATGCCATGTATGGTAACCTTGAGACGGTAAAGTTTTTTGTAGCTTAGATTGGAAAAAAGTATGCGGCTGTGCTTTTTGTAGTGCCGCGTACTTGTCGCAATATTTGTCATAGCAGGCGCTTAGTGCGGGTGTTACAAACGAACCAAGCGCTCCTTCAAAAAACAAATCTACACTATTCGCGCCCGTTGGGTCTACGTTCAGTTGCTCGTCATCTGCTATTGACTTGTCACCACGACTATATGTGTGCTTTCTTACTTTCCAGTAGTCAAACAATTTTATGATTTCGCTACACGCCTCTACATTTACCGCATCTTCAAAAATACCAATGTGTTTTTCTATTCTCATTTCAGCTCTCCTCGTCGTCTAAAAACTCTTGTCGCTCCTCAGCGGACATCTCAGCAAGGGTCTGAAAGTGGTTCTCACCGCAGCATTGAAACCGTGCCTTCTCGCACCCGCAGTAGCAACAGTACTGCGTGCTGTCGGCCATTAGTTCTTCTTGTGTCATGTGTTCTTCTCCTGTATGGGCGTCGCCCGTTTATATTTAATCTCGTCATGCACAATCTTGACGGCTCGTTCCATGTCTCGGACTGTGATGACCTCAAGCTGGGCGTCGTGCAGTTCCATGGCCGTGTTGAGCGCGTCCATCTCAGCGGCTACTGGTACAAACTTGTTAGCCTCTACACCTCTAGCACCCACCGAACGCAACGCCCGCAATCCCGCATCAACAACCCCACGGTACTCTTCGCCAAACCCGAGTCGCCACAAGGACTCCATCACATTCAGCGCGTTAATCAGGGCATTGACGTCCGCCTTTGTAGCAGTGCCTTGAGCAAGTGCCGCCATCGCCATGTGGTTAACCAACCTCAAGTCAACCATAAACGAATCATGCAGGGCGACGGGGGTCATGCTCTCCACGACGTATCCCATCGGGTTAATAATCACGGGCTTTGGTCGGTACTTACTACGTTTTCTCATGATTCGCCTTATCGAAATGCCGGGCCTCGGCACCAACCCGTCAAAGAGTATCGAACTCCGGATGTGACCGGCACAACACGATGCTCTAAAAGACTCGGAAACACGTACACGGAGCCCTGCCCATTTGGGACTAAACCTGAACTGCTACGGTCAAGTTCTAACCCGCCGCCTTCGTAGTCATCAGGATTAGAAAGCATGACAACCACGCTGAGTTTTCGTTGTGTGTTTAGCGCATCTACGCTTGAAAAATAAGTATCTGCGTGCCACGTGTAGTGCCCTCCGGGGAGATACTCAGCAATCTGTACAGCGTCGATGGAGTCCACGTCAAAATTCCAGCCAGTTTTGTGGTTAGCCCTCAGTGCAAAATTCATAAGTATTGTGCTTATATGTTCGTCCGAGTTAATCCAACAGACGTTTGTCACCCGTGTTTCTGAGTGTGCTACGTATTTCGCTCCTACGCCAACTTCAGCTTCGGCGGCCTTCTCCGTTTGAAAGTATGTTTTGATTAGTTGTTGGCATAGGTCGGCGGATAGGGTGTTTTGCCATGACCAGTAAGAGCTTGGTGTTTTCATTTGACTTTTCTGTATTTCTCGGCGTTCTTTGAGTTAATCATGGGGGGCGCGTTGCCGTTTGTGTTGGCCGACCTTACTTTGCCGCCTACTGTGCCGGACGTGCTTTTCTTGAACGGGAGCATGTCTATCTTGAACAGGCCCGGAGTATTAAATGCGTTGGGTACTACAGGCTTAGTCATTTCAACTTCTCCTCTCTGCCGTCCTTGTAGAGCAGGGATTGCCCCATCCTACTTGGGTACTTCAGGTGGTCATCCGCGCCCGGCCTCACGGCTGGCTTTGGCGGCTCGTTATAGATTCCAGCCATCTTGCTGGTTGTTGGGGCTTCTACAGCCGCGATTACTTTTTTAGTCATGGGTTCTGTTCCTGTTGCTGTAGCTTGGCTGTCTTACAGTCCAAGCAAATAAATGTTCTAAATGTGCCGATAAATTTTAGGCTACCGCCTTTTGAGTTCTTGTCTTTCTGACACCGCAGGCATAACTGCTTATGCCGACTCATCCATCGTTGGTTTTCCTTGAGCGCGTTAGTGGCTGAAATGTTTTGGGCTACTACCGAGAATTTACTCATGAGTAGTCCGCAGTAAACACAGCCTTGATACGCCTCCAAAGGGGTAACCGCTTACGCATTGGCGTGACGACGAGGGGCTCACGCAGTCGCGTGACGACGAGGGGCTCAGCAAGCCGAGCTGCATCCTCACTAGGCAACGGGGCTACTGCGGCGGGCTGCTTCTTGGCGAGCTTGTAGGCGGTCTGCTTGTACTTGTTTACCAGCACCTGTTGTAGTGGGCGGTACTCCTTCGCGACTGCCGTCAGCTTCTTTGTTACCTTGTCGCGCTCAATCAGCCCTGCGTTAGTCAAGTGCGTAATCGTGCCGACAACTGAGCTTTTCTTATCGCCCAGTGTTACGAACGCATCGCCGTACTCATGAGCACGAAGGTTGGGGTACGCCATGATGAACTCAAAGACACGTTGCGACAGTGGCTTTACTCCGCTGGCCACGGTAGGCGCTTTGCGAGTCTTTAGCAACGCAGTGTGGCGGTGCTTGGTGTTGTACACGGTGTACAGAGGGATGTTTAGCTCGGCGGCGATTGTAGCTGCGGGCTTGCCCGAATTGAGAGCTCGTATGATTGCACGGGTTTGTTTGGTTAGTGGTCTAGTCATGGTTTTTCTCCTAAAGATTTAACAATTAAAACATTTCAAGTTGCGCGGGGTCTTTGGGTAAGTCACGAGCGTAGTCATCCCACGCTGCGTGTACATCAATCCCATGAGATATTGCATGCTCGACGACGGCGTACAACAGGGGTGAAAGGCTGCCTCCACTTGGCTGGATAAGATACATCTCCAGCGCACGGTCAAGTGGGGGTACGGGTACATCGTGTATCAACAAGGTATACACATCACTGGCAATAGTCATTCGTCGAACTCCAAAAAGTTAATC